TCAGACAGGGCGGTCTGATCGATCACCCTGAAGATTACGTAGATGAAAAGGCAGAGACTCGTAAAAGGAACTATTATTAATGGCTAATAAATATCACAGGCAAGGTTATTTAGGTGCAGGGCTAGTTAAAAAATTAGTTACAGCTAAATCAGACAATAAAGAACTTTTAAAAAAACTAATAAGAGAAACAAAAAAATTAGTTTCTCCAAAATTTTTTAAAGACAAAAAAGTTAGAGTTAAAACTCTCCCTGGAGAAAAACCTATAGAATTTAATAAAGAAATACTAACTGTAGACGAAAGTATAGATATTGACCAAATGAGTAATAATCAAATTAAAAAACAAATTCAAAAATTTGCCCCTATAGTTGGAAGTAAAAATAAAAAACTTGCAAAGGAAGTAAACCAATCTGGTCTTACTAAAAAAATAAAGGACAAGTAATGGCGATCAAAAAACTTCAAGGATTAGATGCAATTAGAAGATGGGTAATAAAAACTTTTCTTAAAGAAAAAGAACAAACTGGCGTCATGGTTAATCTACCTAAAAAAGATTTTGTAGATTTAAACACAAGTATTACAGCAGAAAGATTAATGCGAAACGGTATTGATCCAAACTCAATTAAGAGTGAGGATCAAGTTGAAAATATAATTAATCAATTAAACAAACCTAAAGTTGTCTCTCAAGGTGATCCTGAGTTTAAAGGTATCATGAGTAAGATGATGGGTAGCAATGTGATCAAACGTGACTTTGGTAAACCTTTTAAAGAAGAAATAAAAAAGATGGAAGCAGAGGCAACAAATCCTAGATTTTTAGATTATACAATTAAGAGTATGTTAAAGATGGAACCAATTGATGCGATGAAAGAAGCAAACAAAGTTATTAAAAGAGAAGGTTCATATAAAAATTTATCTGAAAAAGAAGCAAAGAAAATTTTAGAGGACACTGAAGATCATATCTTTGAAAGAAATGTAAATGTAGATCCAGAGGACATGGCAGACGGTGGACGTATTGGTTTTAAAAAAGGTATGGACAGAAGAACGTTTATGAAAATGGTAGGAGGTCTTACAGCTTTACCTATTCTTGGTAAACTTTTTAAAGGTACAGAGATTGCAGCACCTGCAGTAGAAAAAGCAGTGGATGTTGCAAGTGGAGCGCCAGCATATTTTTTTAATCTTGTAGATAGAATTAGAGCATTAGGAAAAAGATTTGATGGTCCAAAAGAAAGATCAGAATCTTATGTTTATAAAGATTATGAAATGGATATCGATCTTGATACAGGAAAAATTGATATTAAAAAAACTAAAGAGGCTATGATACCAGGTGGTGATGAAGCAGGAGTAGCAGAAGAAGTTTACATGACATACAAACCAGGTATGGCCGATGAAACAACAAAAGGTGGAAAAGTTGTAGATGAGTATGAAGAGTTTACTGCAAGACCAGACATAGATGGTAAGATGAAAGATGTTGAGGATGGTGTCCCTGATGAAGTTGTTAGAGAAGGTAGCATTGGCAAAGAAGAATTAGAACAAGAAATAGTAGAACAGATTGCTCGAGATAAAAAAGCATCGGGCGGTATTGCAATGATGTTAGGAGAATAATGCCAGATCCTGTAAGTCACGGACAGATGATGAATTATCTCGTTAGAAATAGCGAAGATAAAAAACGTATGCGTGAGTACTTTGAGACTAATCAAATAACAACTGCATCAAATATTAATAGACCAAGAGAACCTAAACTAACACAAATCTTTCAAGATTTTAACGAACGTAATCCACTAGCAGATGGTGGTATGTTAGTTAAACCAAGCACCGATGGTAGTAGACCTGGATACAGAAAAGATTATATAAAAAAGTTGGATAATACAAAAGAAAGAAAAGATACGGTGGCTAAAAACATAAGACTTACTCCTGAAGGCAGATACAGGTTTACTACAGAAATAGGACCTTTGGTTAAAGAGGGTAATAAAACGGGGTCTAAAACATTTCCTGAAGGCACAAAATTAAGTGAAGCGATAAAATTTAGAGATGATTATTTAGAAGAAGCTGGTGTTCCAAAAGGTGGAGATAAAATTAAAAAAGTTTTTGGAAATTATGTAAATGTTGAAGGAGAACCTCATATTCGTTTTGTTAAAACAACAGACTTAGAAAATTATCCTGATGGAAAAAAATATAGAGTGGGTCTTCAAAGATTTATAGATGGAAAAGTAAAGGTGCTAACACCAAAACAATCAATTTATTCATCACTTGATGAAGCAAAAAAAGCTAGAGATATTTTAGTTAAAAAATATCCTGCTAAAACTATGACAGACTACAACATACAAGAAAGACCTAAAAAAATTAACGCGGATATTCTTAAATTACATAAAGATCCATTAATTAAACAAATGTTTAAAGATGGTGTTGTTAATGAAGAGGCCGTCGCAAGAGCCGCAAAAATATTAAAAGTTAATCCTGCAACGGCGGCTGAAAGAATAGGATTTTTAGCTTCAACTTATATGGGCGATAGAAAAAATGTTCCTGGTATTCAAAAACAAAATGTTGATAACGCAAGACAAATAGCTGGATCTATACCTGGTATTAAAACAAAAATAGCTGAATTAGCAGTGGGCCAACCTTTTATTGGAGAGACAATTAAAAATCCAAAAAGAGATATTGTACAAGCATCAAAATATCCAACAGATATTTTTGATATTGATGAAGCAAAAGCCACTGTTCCATCATTAAAAAGAGGGTCTACCCCATATAGTATTTTTGGACAAGTGATAGATCAAAATGTAAACAGAGTTCTTAAAGGTGGTTTTAAAACGGGAGCAAAAGCATGGGACAACCAATCCTCTGAGTTAGAATTAAATGTTCAAAAAGCAATTGCAACTGGAGACCAAAAAAAAATAAACAAGGCGGTTCAGGAATATAACAAAGAGGCAAAACTATTTGAAGATAGAGTAAACTCTAAAAGAGTAAGAGGTGCTAAAAAAGTTAGAATACCTAAAATAAGTTTAGATGCACCAAAAGATACTGTGGCTAGATATGGAGAGTTTACTAAAAAATATCAAAATATATTTGATCAAAACTTTGCAAAACAAAAATACTCATTTGTAATTCCAAAAGATTTAAGAACCATACCTGAACTACGTAATGAAGTTTTAGACCGAAATAGTTCCACATATAAAAGTATGATTAACACTTTAAAAAAAAGTTTTAATGAATTTGATGAAAAAAAACTTTTTGATAAAATACAAAATACAGCGCCAAGGCAGTTACAAAAAATATTAAGAATGTTTCCTAGGATAGCATCTGTAGATGATTTTGAAACAAATAGATTTGCATCAGCAGATAATATTATGACAGATGCAACTGTTGTTGATGATCAAACGTTTGCAGAAAGAAACCCTGTTACAACTGGTGCGGCTTTGACTGGAGCTGGCACAGCAGGTGTTTTAAAAGCTGCGGGAATTCCAATTAGACAAGCAGCAGGTAAAGCTTTTAGAACTCTAGGAACAAAAGCAGGTGTGTTGCCTTTTGCAGGATTAACGATAAAGGATAATTTAGCTCAAGGAGAGAATATAGTTGATGCAACATTAGATCCTTTAGTTGGAGCTGAACTACTTGTACCAAGATTATTTCCAGAAATAGTTTCTAAAATTACAAAAAATCCTACACTACAGAAGGCATTAACTTTAGGAAAATATGGCAGAGCTTTAACACCGATTGGCGCTGGTATAACAGCAGCAGGGTTAGGCATAGATTTAGCTAAATTTACAAGAGATAGAATAAATGAATTAAGAGCGATGTCACCAGAGGAAAGAGCAGAACTTAGAAGACAAGGTGATGAGTTTGCGTTTAGTGAATTTGCAGCAGCAGGCGGTGGCATTGCAAAATTAGCAGGCGATCCATCAGGCCCACCACCAAAATCAGGACCTAACTCACAAGGGTTGTCAGGGCTGTTAAAACGTGCTAATAAAATATAGGAGTATTAAATGGCAGAAATAGATAAAGGACTCCCTAACACTCGTACCGAGGTCAAAGTACCAGGCGAGGAGGAAGTTGACGTTCAAGAAGAAATTGTAGAAAAAGGTCCCGTAGAAGTTATACCTGAAGAAGACGGTGGAGCGACTATAGACTTTGAACCAGGTGCAATCAATATACCTGGAACAGAAAATCACTTTGATAACTTAGCAGATATTTTACCTGACGATGTTTTAGAACCAGTTGGTAATGACATGGTGCAAAACTATATGGACTACAAAGCATCAAGAAAAGATTGGGAAAGTTCTTACACATCAGGTCTAGATCTTTTAGGATTTAAATACGAAAACAGAACAGAGCCTTTTCAAGGAGCTAGTGGTGCAACACACCCAGTATTAGCAGAAGCAGTCACACAGTTTCAAGCACAAGCATACAAAGAATTACTACCAGCTGACGGACCAGTCAGAACACAAATAGTTGGAGTTAGTTCTCCAGCTGTAGAGTTACAAGCTGGTCGTGTAAAAGATTTCATGAATTATTTAATTATGGATCAGATGAAAGAATACGAAGAAGAGTTTGATTCTATGTTATTTCATTTACCACTTGCAGGTTCTACATTTAAAAAAGTTTATTACGATGTGCCACTAGGTAGAGTCGTATCTAAATTTGTACCTGCAGATGAATTAGTTGTACCATATACAGCAACTAGTTTAGATGATGCAGAGTCTGTAATTCACGTTGTAAAAATGTCAGAGAACGAATTACGAAAACAACAAGTTAATGGTTTCTACAGAGATGTAGAATTATCACCACCAGGCACTGTAGAAAAAAATGACGTTGAGAAAAAAGAACGAGAGTTAGATGGCACTAAAAAAGTTGGTAAACAAGAATCAATGTATACTCTACTGGAGTGTCATGTAAATTTAGACTTAGAAGGTTTTGAAGAAGTTGGTCAAGATGGTGAACCAACAGGAATAAAATTACCCTACATAGTAACTGTAGAAGAAGGTAGCCGATTAGTTCTCTCTATACGGAGAAACTATGCGCCCGATGATCTAAAGAAAAATAAGATCCAATACTTTGTCCATTTCAAATTTCTGCCAGGACTTGGATTTTATGGCTTTGGACTCATTCACATGATTGGCGGATTGAGCAGAACGGCAACGTCTGCTCTCCGTCAATTATTAGATGCGGGAACATTATCAAACTTACCAGCAGGATTTAAACAAAGAGGTGTTAGAGTCAGAGACGAAGCAGCTCCTATACAACCTGGTGAGTTCAAAGATGTAGATGCTCCAGGCGGTAGTTTGAGAGATGCATTCTTTCCATTACCATACAAAGAGCCATCACAAACATTATTAAATTTATTAGGTATAGTTGTACAAGCAGGACAAAGATTTGCTGCGATAGCTGACATGCAAGTTGGTGATGGTAACCAAGGTGCAGCTGTTGGTACAACGATTGCATTATTAGAACGTGGTTCAAGAGTCATGAGCGCTATACACAAAAGATGTTATGCAGCTATGAAAGATGAGTTTAAATTATTATCAAAAGCTGTAGCACAATATCTACCACCAGAATATCCATACGATGTAGTTGGTGGTGCAAGAAACGTGAAGCAAACAGACTTTGAC